GCAATTGACCAAAGTTGCAGTAAAAACCGGTCTAATAGGTATAAAATATTAGTAGTTTTATTTTCATAATCTTTACCACCGATGTATCTAAATTCTAAATAACCTTGTTGTAATTTTTCAAAATTAACTCCATAATATTTTTCAGTTGCAAAATGAAAAACATGTGAATTAATGTTTTGTCCTTCAAAGTAATTATAATCAATTTTAGGAGTTATCCATTTCACAGACTTAGCATATACACTATCTTTTCTATTTGGAAATAATTTGTAAACTTCATTTTCATTAAATCCTAAAATAAATTTAAGAGTGTCCATTTTAGATATTAAACTAGGTTTATTAGTTTTTTTAGGATCAAAGCTTAAATTTAGGTGAATTGAACTTTTTTCAGTAGTGTAGCCGTTTTCTTGAATCCAGCCAAGTGTTTTAAGTATTATATTTCTTGCAACAGAATATGGGGTTGGACCTGTAACAAGTTCCATTAGACCTTTACCTCCACTCATATCTGGCTCAATTTTAAATTCTTTATCAGTTGGTACAAAGTCACTATGTGCTTTATCCTCTAGTCTAATCTTTTTACCTAATAATTGAGCAAGCTCCTTTTGAGTATTTTCAAGACTCTTATCGGAATAAAATTCAAACTCTATTCCGACAAGAGAATCTTGTAAAATATATTCTTTACTTTTATGTTTTGTAATTTGATACGTTAGCATGCAATATAAAATAAATTATTTATTTATATATCACATTTATTTATTACCTAAATTATTCCTTAGGTAATTTTAAGAATATCTTCTTAGTATCTTCTTCTATTTTAGTAATTAAAACGTTGATAGTTTGTTTTGGCCGGTATTTTTTAATATTGTCTTCTCCAATTTCACTAACATGTAATAGTCCAACAATGCCTTCTTCTAACTCCACGAATAAACCATAATCTTTACAAGTTTTTACAGTAGCCTCAACCTCAGAAGGTACTTTAAATTTCTTATTAATTTCTAACCATGGATTTAATTCGACATCGTCTCTTTGAGTCAAGGTTATTTTAGTATCAGATACAATATCTTTTACTTTAAACTTAATCTCTTCACCCGGTTCTATTTCTCTATTTTTATGTCTAGCCAATGTATCTCCATCTAAATCATTAACATGAATCATACCAGTTAAACATTGTGAGAATTCACAGAAAACTCCATATTTAGCAGAACCTGTAACACTTCCAGTAATATATTCACCTGCCGTTTCTTTTAATTTTTCAATAGCATCTGGAATTAATGTTTTAAGATATGCTCTATGAGATACAACCATTATTTTTCTTTCTTTAGAAAAACTAACAGGTACAACATAGATTTCTTGTCCTACTATGCTTTCAAAATCATGTAATTTATTAATGCCTGCAAGACTACCTGGCATAAAACACTCTATACCCTTAACATTAACCATATAACCAGCAGCAGATAGCATTCTAGTAACTGTACCGACCCATGCAGTATCTTGTTCTTCAATAGCACCTAACATTTCTTGGAAAGTAGCCTGTTTAGTTCCTTCACTAACACTGCCCATTATAGGTTGTCTATCATCTTCCATCAATGATGTAATAATAACACTAACCTCATCTCCAGTTTGCATGCCTTTGAATTCATCATCCTCTTTTTCTAAATTAACATAAACAAGCTGTCTGTAGCCAATGTCAATACTTGCAGTCATGTCTGTAACTGCAAAAACTTTACCATTATAAGCAGATCCATATTTAATATGAGTAATAATGTCATTTTCTTCAATGTGACCTATAAGCTTATTATACATTTCTTGAGCATATGGCTCTCTACTATATACTTTATGCTTATCGTTTACTACTTTTATGTGTGGGTTTGGGGTTCTTAAAATTTTTGGACACGTTGATTCATATCCATCCCAGTCGAAATTGCCATCTTTATCAAAAAAGTCAGCATTCTGTTTTTCTATCATTTTTATTTTTTTAAAGTGTTAGTAAATTATATATCATAATATTATTATAATATATCGTAAATTAAATTATTTCAGTTTTAATCTCCAATGTAGTAGTCAAAGGATCAGAAGTTTGGACTCCACTTAAGGTGATAGGTGTTGTATTATTTTGAGCAGCTGCGGTGCCTACAACATTTATTTCTCCTATAGGAATAGTCAAATCAAACTCTAAATCTAAAATTTGATTATTAATAGTAACAGCTAAATTAGGAATTACATCTTTGTTTAACCAATCTACTATATTTTTTGAAATTTCTTTAGACATTTCTTTTGAAAACTGTCTCCACATTTTCTTTTTAATTTTATCTTGGTCTTCTCCGGGCGCAGGTCTATTTGCATTCATCCACTCTTCTAATTCCTTTTGAGCATTATAAATTCCACCTGGAGGAGTTACTAATTCCTCACCTTTATAATCAGATGTTAAAAAATCATCAAGTCTTACATTATTTAAATCACCTCCTTCTAACCTTAGTTTTAGGTTTTCTTCTTGTTCTTTTACATCTGCTCTTAATAAACCTTCAAATATTAAAGTATCTTTACTTGCCATTTTTATTCCGTTTTAGTTATTTTACTTAATTCTGTTCCTGTTAATGGTACCATAGGAGGAGTTGTAGGTAGTCCTAAATTTCCAGTGTGAGTATGTGTGTTAAATAAAGCTTGAAAAGTATTTCCTTTAATTACTTGTTCAAGTGCAAGTTCACCAAGCTCAACTGCTGGGCTATTAACATGTACCTTTTTACCTTTGACCTCAACGTCTCCATCTGTAAACACTTCAACCTTACCTTCTTGATCAGTATGAATGTGTATTTCACCCGTTTGTTTTACATTTATAAAAGGCTCTGTTTTAATTCCATCACCCATTGAAACTATTAAACCTTCATTTGGTTCATAATAGATTCTAAATTTATTATCAACATCATATACAATTGATTGTGCTTTAACAGCTTCCTCAGCTCCTAGCGCTTCTAATATTTCTGTTTTAAATGTATTTCTATCTTTGCTGTTAATTGTATAAGTATATTCAGGATGGTAAATATCTCCATTATCAAAGTTAACAGAAACAATATCTCCTAATTTTGGAGTAGAATAACTACCTATCATATTACTATTAGAAGATGTTGCCCATGGAATTGATTCAGTTGGTATTTTATCAAACTTACCATATACCATCACTCGACATCTACCTTCAATTAAAGGATCAGCTGTATCAACAACCTTTCCCAACCAATGAGTATCCCTTAAATTATCTTTATATAATTCTTCAGCCTTCATATATTATATATTCTGTTAATCTTCTGACCAATTTCTTAGAGTTTCTTCGATTTCTACTCTATAGTTTAAATAAAATTGAATATCTTCTGGTGAATCCATTACCTTTCCACACACTATGTTTCTTGCAAATTCTAAAATTCTTAATTGAGTTTTATTACCACGTTTACTCATAAACATTGCTATTTTCTAATGGACTTTCAGGTGGAGCATCATCATAAATTCTAGTACTATTCAATGTGCCTTCTTCCGGAGCATCATCATAAATTCTAGTAGATTCTAATGGCACTTCCGGGCTTGCGATTGGCATTGTATTAGTACTTGTTAATGGCTGTTCTTCTGGAGTATCTTCGTAAATTTTAGTAGATTCTAATGCAACTTCGTCAGCTGGAAGTACAGGGTGAACATTGTCACCTATAGGTCTTCCAACGTTTTCGGGCTCTCCTTTTGGATCTTCTCCTTTTACTAAAGGTACTATAGCATTTATAGAACCTGAATTAAAAACATCTTGTATTTTAGAAAGAGCATTAGCACCGTATACGTTTCCTAATAATAGTTTATTTTTAAAGTCTTCAAGTTTTCCTTTAGCAAATGCAGTTCCTTTAGTAACTAATTGATTTACAGCATCATTTGCTAAATCATTTAATATGTCATTATTAAATGGACTAAGAGGATCAGGATCTACATGATTAAAACCTGTTAAATATTCAAATTCATGAACTTTACTTGTATGAAATTTAAATTTTAATTTGTGTTGCACAGGGCTTCCTAATTCAGCATTACTTATCTCACTAAACATATCCATTCCATTATTATAACTAAACTTACATTTTCCTAATTTAGTTATAAATCTAGGTCCTAATCCCTTTGACTTCCAATCAAGTTGGTCAGAATTAAGTCTGTCTTGTATTTTGCCTAAAACACCATCCTTGTTATCTTCTATTAATTTTTTTCTGTCTGCTGCGTCTCCAGCTTTAAACGCTGCTAAGGAACTTGCAGCTCCTTTTGCCTTTTCAATACCTGCCATTGCTCTTTCTACAGCACTTCCACTTCCAATAAATGGCACAAAATTTCTTATTTCTTGCACATGTACGTAAACATTAAAATAACATAAATTATCTGGTAAAACTTGTACATACCTTTCAGTGTCTAATACAATTGATTGATACATATTAAAAATACCAGCCATTGTAAAGTCTAAAGTTTCTAAACAACCTATTTCAATTTCTGCGCCTTCTTTAAATACTAGAGCGTCATCCATTTTACCATAGTCATATGCTGCATTTAAACCAGTAATTGATTGCCAAAACCATGGCATTTCTTGATTTATTCTCTTTAAATACTTTTTAAATTTTTCAAGTTGATCTGCTCTATTGTTATCTCCTATAACATTTCTTAAAAAATTAGTTGCATCACCATTAAACAAAGGTGATTTTGGGCTATACCAATCGAACATTAAAAAGAAACTAAGAAATGTAGGATCACCATAAGGATGAGCACTTCTACCTTTAGCTTTTGCAAATTTGTTTTTATTTCCTAATAGACCCATTTCTTATAAATTATTTGCTCTTGTTGGCCATTCCCTCCTTAAAAGAGTTAATCGCTGAGTTAAGGCTTGATCGCCGTCTGAGTATATATATTCTATTCCGCCGATAACATAATGACCAGATGTAAAATCATCTTGTCTTACTGGAGCTTCTGTAGCCTCAACTTCTTCAGTTTTACTAGGAAAAGCTTTATCATCTGTTTTTACACCTTTATCTTTTAAACCTGTTTGGGTTTTGGTAGCAGCTGCAGATTGTATCTCATCATAAGTGTACATCATTACTGGTATTTTTTGACATACATATAAGCTTGGGTTAAAAGAATCTAATTCTACGACTAGTTTTATTTTTTCAAGTTCCTGTAAATTTTGCCAATTATTTAATATAGAATACTTATGATTAAGGTGTACATTTCCTTCTAAAGAATAATCTTGCATTCTACCTACCCATTTATATTTAGAATGATTATCATATTCTGTCTCACCTCTCCTACCTTTTAAAGGTTCTTCAACGTCTCTAATATTTTTACTAGTATACGCCTCAACATCAAACTCAACTAAACGCTCAGTATCCCATGCAGTAGGTTCACTATCTTCTAATTCATCCCACATTTGAAGTACTCTTCTATAACCATTCAATAATGATATTTTACTTGAATTATTTTTTAATGCAAATTGAGATATTTTAACATTGCTTTTATCAAATTGCGTGTTATTAGTTAACATTAATTTATTCTCTATATTGTCTGTATTATCTTCTACTCCTGCCTCTTGACTAAAACTTTTTGCTAAAGAAGCAAAATTACTTTGCATGCTCTCAAGACTTACATTTTCAGAATTAAAAATTCTATTCATCTCTACAAAGTTTAAATTGTAGTATTGATCAATGTAAAATGTTTGAAAACTTTCTTCATCTATATAAGAGGAATTAACAGTTTCTTTAATATAATCTAATGTAGTTGTATAAGCCTGTAGCCTATTTTGAGTATCATCTGTAGAGTCAATGTTTGATGCTAAACCTAGTTCTAAATTAGTAGCAATTTCTTCTAAGTGACCTAAACTTGTGTTTTCAGTATATGCAACACAATCTTCACTAAATAAACCTGGTACTTTACATGTGCCCTGAAAACTATATTGTTTAAGACTATTTGGTAAACCTTTAGGAGGTGAAGATATTGATGTAATATTAAAATCCATGTGAATACTTTTAAAAGTATCTGTGTTTTTAGAATTAATATAAACTGTAATTACATCTCCGTCTCTAGGAAATTGATCAATGTCAAATGTTCCACCTGTATCAATAACAGTAACATTAACGGTTGGATATTTTTTAGTAATTCCAGTATTAAGTTTAAAAGATATTAAATCTCCTTCTTCAAATAAGTAATTATTAATTGTTATTCTAGGTAAATCTGTACCAAATGACTTAGAAGTTTTATCACCTTCGCCGGATTCAGTTCCTCCCTTTAACTCAACATCAGTTGGTCTAATTTTAGGCTCTATTAGTGATAGTATATTATTATTTAACTCCATTATATTATTTATCTAAATTATTTAGATTCGTATTTAGAAAAAGTAACAGTTTGAGTAGTTTCAGAAGAGCCATCTGGTTTTACAATAGTTTTTGTGACAGTTTTTGTAACTTTATCACCTTCAATTTGTTCAGATTGAGTTACTGATTGGTTTCCTACCTTGTTACCGTCATCGTCTAATGCATCTGACGTATTGGCTGTGAAATTAGAAGAAGTATTTCCTCGGTTTCCTATTTCTTTTCCATCAAATGTAGTAGCTAACTTAGACGCCTTTTTAGAAATATTAGAAGATTTAATTCCACTATTTTCTAATTTTGCAATTTCAGCATCTGTTAATTCTTCATTAGCACCGCTTTTAATTTTTTTAGAAATTGAATCAGCTTCAGACTCATTAACTGAAACTTTCTTGGCTTTCTTCTTAGGTGCAGAAAATGAAGATTCTGGAGTAGATACACCCATTCCCATCTTAATGACATCTTCACCTTCTTCTTTCCTTAATTCAAAGTTTTTAAATCCAGACTTTAACATATTAGGTGGGAGTACTTCTTTAAGATTATATTTCTTTTTAAGAAAATCAATTCTTCTTTTATCTTTTTTAGTTAATTTCTTACCATCTATAAATTCTTGTCTAACTATATTACTTATTGCAATGCTAGGCCTTTCTAATTTTTTAATAACAGCATCATCTATTGGCATTTTTAAAACATCACCTTCGTTAATTGAAAACGGATCAGATATTCCATTAAATTTTAAAATACTTTCTAAATCAACAGCACTTCCATAATATTCCTCAGCTATTAAATCAATTCTACCAGCATCTGTATTTTTGACAACATATTCACTAAATGGAACCTCATCATCTTTAAATATAAATGTAGGTTGAGCTAAAATAAGTTTTCCACCCTCTATTAATTTATCTAATATTGTTTTAAAATTCATTATCCGTTTGCAGTTTTTGCGGCCTTCTTAATAAATGCCTCTTTACTTCTTCCTTTAAATTCTTTATTACCATAAGCACTAACATCATATGTATCATTACTAGGGTCTAATACTCCTTGTTCTGGTAAATATAATCTACCTTTACCAGCATTAAACATTGATTCAATATCTGCTTTATCTCTTGGCCTATTAGGTTGCAATTCAATTACAACTTTTAGTTTAGTAGGAAAGTCTTCATAACCTAATGGTCCATCAAATTGAAAATCAGCTTTCTTACATCCTAAATTTCCAATTACAGCAATTGGATTTAATGGATTTCCAACCGTTAAATGCCATTGACCTGTAGATTCTCCTGTTAAGAATGCAGCTGCAACTTGTCCACCTTGTGGTCCACCAAATAAATCCATCAATCCTCCACCGATTACGTTATTTAATATTTTACTATCTCCACTGAGTGCACCTTTAAGATCTTCTGCAACATTTTTTATAGTTCCTCCTATATCTTTCATTACACTTCCCATAAAACCTTTAATATCTCCCTTTTTTAATTTTTCAAGATCACCTAATGAATTACCAACAACTCCACCTCCTGTGTATCTAATTGCTCCTCCCCAAAAAGGAGCATTGTTATATGTCAATACTAATAAATTAGCTAAAACATCTAAAAAAGCCATTTTAGGAGAAGTATTTGGAATTCCTTTTAAATCATAATTAAATGTCAAACTAAAACTTTGATCAAAGGTTAAACCACTATCTCTAACTTGCATACTTTTTATAACGTTAAGTGGAGCGAATGTGTGATTAGGATATGTTTGTTTTAAAGGATCCCAGCCACCTCCTTGTTGCTTTCTTCTATGAGTAGTTGCTGCACTCTCTCCTGCTAAACCACCTTGTGCATTTTGAGAATATGGAATACTATCAATCATTCCTCCAACCATGCCTCTATCTCTAGGTTTACTTTCAATAGTTTGAAGCTCAGCTTCGGTTTCTTTCCATTTAAAACCAACTCCAAATTTTAATATCTCATTTAAACTATTTCCAATAGTTGGACTCATCCACGTTACGGCCTGTGCAAGAGCAGGTTGAATATTATCAACAACCTTTTTTTCTTGCATGCTATATTTTTTAGGATCTAATATATTATCTTCAACTGGGAATGGAAACCTTCTTAAAGTTAACATATGATTATTTGTAACTTTACCATAATGTTCACAAAATATAAAGTCTTTTTGAAAATATCTAAAACTAGCAGATCCTTTAGTAAAAGTTCTTTGAATAATGTTATTTGCAGTAGGGTTTATTGCTAAACCAGAATCTCCTGCACCTGATCCAACCATTGCTTTATTATAATCTGGATTTTCTCCTTGCCCTTTATATTTTAATAAAGTCCAATTATTAACTCTACTAGTAGGTGCATCTGACTCTGCGTCTGATTCTACTCCTTTTTTAACAGAATATGTAGTAGGCTGTTTAAAGTTTGATTTAGGATAAAGTCCTTCCTCTTTAACGAGTGCGGGGTCAAAATCTGGATTTGAAGCTTTAAATAATGCCTTTTGTACTTCTTCAGGAGTTGGATTATTTTTAGCACCTTCTATTATACCACTATATGCCTTAGATGTTAAGCCATCTACAAGATTAGTATACATGACTTCCCCAGCATCTGTTATTTCATCGAATACAAAATCTGCAGCGCTTAGGCCTTCTTCCAAAATATGGGTAAATGTGCTCATTAAAAAGTATTATTTTTATTTATATATCACTTAAAGTTTAGACGTGTTTGTCTAAATCTCTAATATCAGTGGATGCAAGAAAATCATTCCACCATTTATCTGATTGAGGTGATCGTTCTCCAAAGAACTTTTTAAGTGCTCTCTTAAACATATCTTTAGTATGATAATAAAATCTACCATATCTGTATTCTTTCCTTCTAGTCATCTCGTATAGCTCTCTCAGATTCTTTTGTATCATAAATGTTTGTATCTTATTAAAGAAGCCAACCTGTTCTTTTCTTGTTCTACAGCAATAAACGCTATCAACTACAATTAAGTAGCCTTCCCAATTATCACCATTAAAAACTTTTTGTACAAACTCATCGGTTGTTTTATAACTTGTTCTTGTAAATTTCCATCTACTATCTTTACCATCAAAGTTTCGGATAGTTCGGCCTTTAAATAAATATCGCTTTAAGAACGCAATATCATCATACATTTTATCTACTTTAATTTGATATTGAGGATTGTACTCATCAAATTTAGTATCGTAAATCATGCCTCTAACTGGAAATAAAATATTTGGATTTGTTGTTGAATGTATTAGAGCATGGATTCTTTCACCTTTTGAAAATATCTTATGTCTTATCATTGTCTACAATTCTAACGTTATCGAATTTACTCAATACTTTAGGATCTAATTTATCTTCTCTATTAATAACTACTAATTCAAACTCTACTCCATCAGCTATTTCATTAATAAAGTTTTTAAAATTTAGTACATTTTCTTGATTTAAGTTTTTAAGAAGATATGTAACCTTTGCAGTTTGATCTTCTTCAACTTCTTCTTCTACTCTCCTATTTTTATTAACAAGATTTCGTATTAATTTTTGTATATGTAAAGCAACTAAAGTTTCAGATGGAGTATTTCCATAAGGATCACTCTTAGAAAGTCTATCTCCAATTTCATTATAAGAAATTATTTGGTTTTTAAACTTGTCATATTCTTCTGACTTTTTAGTTTCTCTTGCAAATCTATTAAAATCAGTTTTAGTTTTACACCATATACATTCTACCTTAAGATTCATATTTTTTAAGTTCTTTTTTATACTTCTCCACAAGTCTACCTGCTGCCATAATACTCGTCTCTAATTCCTTTTTAGTCATTAGTGACATGTCTTTTGACTTCTTGTGAAGATTTATATTAAGTCTTTTCTGAGCATCTTTATTACCTATACTTAACCCAATATCTAAACAAAGATCTTTTAAAAATTTAATTCTATTTTCATAATCAGGATCTCCATCAAAGACATAAAGAGTTTTAGTGACATTAACTTCACCATTTCCATTGTAGTTGTCATCTTCTATAATTTTGACTACACCATTGTCTCCTATGTCTAATACTACTGTAACCATTACTTAGTTCTCTTAGCTTTTAAAGCTTCTGCTTCTTTAGTTAATCTTTTAGCATCTTTTTTATCTTGTTGATAATTCTCTTTATCTTTAACTGCCTTAAGCATCCAAGCCTCTGCTAATTTTTCAATTTCTTTACCTTCCCATCCCGTAACTTCGAGAGTCTTTTTATATTCAGCAAGCTTATGTTCCATATCCTCATGATATTGCCTTTCATTAGCTTCAACCATTGCTCTATGTTTTTCTTTACCTTCTCTACTAAGCTGTTCTGTAATTTGATTTCTTACTGGATCATTAAATTGTCTAGAGCTCTTGTTTTTAAGAATTCCCATAGACTTATATGCATTTCTTCTTTGTTGCCTATTCATAGTATTGATTTTGAATAAAAGTTTCTACTTCTTTGTTTAATTGTTGTTCTAGATTATTTATCTGTTTTTTTACAAGCTCCACTAGGCCTTCTTTTAATTCTTCTTCTTCCATGTCCATTTGTAAAGCTTTAAAAATAGTCTTTCCAGGTATATTAACACCTACACTAATATCAAAATTAGTTTTATTCTTTTTACTAAGTTTTTCTAAAATACCAACTACTATACTATCTTCTGGATCTTTAATATTACTGTCCACCTTTTTAGTTTCTGTAATTATTTCTATTGGTTTTTTAGGTTTATTTTCATGCACCATAACACCCGGTCCTCTTTCTGTACCCGCTTGTGCAACTCCAGCAACTGGACTTAATATTTTTGCAATACCTTCTGCATCTTCCATAGACGTTGTTTGACTTAAAAATTCACCTACTAATTTTGGATTAATTCTACTTCCGTCTGTGAAGTATAACCATCCATCCTTAGTTTCTTTCTCAACTACTATTTTACCTATTCTTTCAGATTTTTGCCATACATAAATATTGGCAGTCTTTTCTTCTGACATATTCTTATTTTTAATATTATACTCCCTTTTACGAAAAAGTTTACGTAACAACGACATGTGTGTTTAAATTTAACGACCTATTGTTTTATAGGTTTCTTTTTATTGTAATGTTTGTAGTATTTCATTAATGATTTTAGTACTTTCAGCTGAACCCTGTAGAGTGTCATATTTTTTATATCTTTTAAAAATAGTAACTTCTCCTTGTTCTGCTATCATTTTTCTTAATACATCTGGTTCTGGTAGGATTGTTCTTATATACGTCATTTTATTGTCTTAATTCTTTGTTTAAAATTATCTGGAAAGTATTCTAGTTTATTTATCAGATTTCCAAAGCAGGCATCTAAGATATATGTAACTGCCCAATCTTCTTTGTTTCTAATACTTCTACCTGCACCTTGTTGGATTGTTATTCCAGTTTTCCAATCATACCAACCTGGTGATTTCTTTATTTTAGCACTTGTTAATGGATCTCCTAATGAAGGATAGGGTACTTTAAAAAATATTTGAAACCTACAAGTGTCATCTTTAAAATCTAAACCTTCAAGAATTGATGGACCCATAATAACTCCATTCATTGTATTCTTAAATTTAACCAATGCTTCTTTCTTTTCGCTACTCTTATTATACTCAATAATCCTTCTAATGTTCGAGGTGTGTCCTTTAATATATTGACTAAATTCATAACTTCCTGTGTGAATAAGTCCTCTGTGCCCTTTATGTTTCTCTAAAATTTGATCTAACATCTTAATAGCTTCCGGTAAACTTTTATGTTTATGTTGCATTGACATCTTCCATCTATCAACAAATACAATTGGAGACTTCTCATATGTAAATCCATTAGATAGTCTGATAAATTTAGCATTGTCTATTCCCATTACTTTCATATAAGTTTTAGGTTCTCCGATAGTTGCTGACATAAATACTTTAAAGCCTGCTCTTTTGTGTAAATGCTTTTTAATTAGATGTGCCTCACTCAAACACATTAATTTAATTTCACCATCATGTAGGTTTTGATTAAAAACCATAGACTCAATGCCTGTAGTTTCTATAATTTCTAAATAGTCTTCAATTTTACAATGAGTATCTTTAAGCCCGTCAAGCTGTGAAAATGCCCGTTGCCATTTCTTTGGAAGACTTGAATTTACATCAATTCCAAACTTTTGTTTTGCTCGCTGATTTAATTCTGCTCTACCTTTTAAAATGCTCCATAAAAACCCCTTTACTTTTGCTAGTTTAATGAGAAGTTTTTCCTTATTTTCTTCTATTAGAATTTCATCCATTAGATCTCCTATAAAACTTTTAGAAACTGCTGGGACTCTAACTCCTTCAGCCATCATGAAGTCAATCAAAGCGCCCGTTTTAAATAGGGAAAATTTTTTCAAAGAAGGAGAAAAATGTTGTTGAACAATTTCATCTATCTTGTGCGCCTCATCAAAGAAAACAAAGTCCCGTTTCTTAAAAGGAAAAAAATTATCATATGACTCTAGTATTTCATCATATCGTTCCGAGGACATATCATTAATAAGGGTATTATGTCCTTCTTTCTCCATTTGTCTTACAGCCATTCTATAATTAACATAATTTTGTTGTATTAACCAGAAACTATAATTTACAAGGGTAACTGGCGCATCGATCGCCTTTTTACGAGTGTTTAAATAGTCGCACATTCTGGCGCATTGTAGTCTTTCGGCTTGGCCATAAGAGTAGCCTCTCATCTTACATTCACCTAGGCTAAACGGCAGGCCATTCACTTCACAGTTGTAGTTGTCAATGCCTTGAATTGAGGGCCATCCTGTATTATACTGTGAGAAGTCATATTCGTATTGTTCTTGTAGTGTTTTATCCGATGTTACTATGTAGCCTTGATTGCCAAGTTCTTTAAGGATGTATGAGGACCACATTGCAATAATTGATTTACCAGTACCTGTTGGAGCATCTATAACAATTGTAGACTCAGGGTCTTCTATATATTGATTAACGATTGCTGTGATTGTTTCACGTTGATATTGTCTAAACTTAAAGTCTTTACCAAAAGTTTTTTCTTGTAAGGCTTGTTCTATAATCTTATTTACTTGATCCATTCATGTGTATTGGTTCTATTCTTATTACTTCTATATTGGCTTGTTCTAATAGTTCTATACCTGACATATCCCTATATGTTTCTGAATAATATACTCTTGATATACCAGATTGAATAATTATTTTTGAACAACTAAAACAGGGGGCTGTTGTAGTGTAGAGTTCCGCCCCGCCACTCCCCATCGTAGATTGGGCAACTTTAGTAATAGCATTAGATTCTGCATGTAACACTTCAGGTTTAGTAGTGTTATCTAATTCACAAGTGTTATTAAATCCTCTTGGCGTTCCATTATAGCCAAAACTTATTACTTGTTCATTCTTAACGAGAATACATCCAACTTGCCTTCTTTCAGCATAGCTTAATTTAGCAAATTGATAAGCAACTTGCATATATGTATATTCTATTGGTGTCTTTGGCATGTCTGTTTAGTTTGTATTAAAAAAGCCATCTTTATTATTATATAGATGGCTTGATTAAAGTTTTTAAATTGTTAATAAATTTATTAAGAATTAAGTTGTTGAGTCCCGCCTTCAACTTTAAGTCCTAATAAGAATTCTCTAATGGCAATACCGTAAGCAATGCCAGCGTAGAATTTATCTCCTTGGAATAGTAATAGGGTTGCTATTCCTCCTGCAATTGCGGCTTTAAACCAAGACGCATTAACGATTTCTTTTATCTTATTCATTAAGCTTCTGTTTTAGTAATGATTGAATTTTCTGGACCTTGAACTGGTTCGTTCTCAGATTCAGGTCTTTCATTCTCAGAAGTACCATATGCTTCACATGCTTCGTTACATTTTTTAGCATAAGCTTCTTTTATAGAATTACATGCAGCTTCATATTGTTCTTTTGTACAATCTTCTTTTTCATACATTTCTTGAATAACATTACATGCAGTTTCAGCAGCAAGTGTAGCCATTTCAGTCATGTATGTGTCTTTTGTATGTTCTGCATAATCATCAGCTTCATATGCCATTGCTTCATTTTTACAAGCTTCTTTAATATTCTTGTACATTTCAGCAACTGTTGTCGTATGTGTTTCTTCTTCTTCATTTACTTGAACAGATTCAGCAGCTGAGTGAGTGTGTGTGTGAACTGGCTCTTCTTCTGTTTCTTCAGTATCAGTAGTTTCTTCTTCTGTTTCTTCAGAGTCAGTTGTTTCTTCAGAGTCAGTGTCTGTTGTTTCAGTATCTGTAACAGTAGTATCAGTATCTACAGTGGCAGTATCTGTTGTTGGAGCTTCAGCAGTGGCAGTATCTGTACCTCTTGTTGAAAACTCTTCGAATGATAATATTTGATTAGTATTCATTTTAAAGTATTTTTTTGTTATTAGTTATATATCATTATAATATATTAATATTTTTGAAAATAAAAAAGGCAGCCTAGGCCACCTTTTTTGTTTAAATATTTAAATATATCTAGAACATTGTTTGTTTGTACTTCTTTTCAATACTTCTATCATCATATAGATATATTAAAACTTGATTGTTAACCTCATCAGGATTTACAATTTGTCCCATTAAATTATACACTGCAACTAATTTTTTATTAGTATTAGTATAATCTTCAATTCCAGTAGTATTGCCATTTGGATTCCCAGTACTAGGTGGAGTAACTACTGTAGTATTAAATGAAGGTATTTGATTCATATGCCAAGTAATTGGACTATTAGTTCTACTCATTGTAAATGGAATAACACATGTATCTCCATCTCTTAAAAAAGAAAATAAAAATACTCCATATTTTTTTCTATGATTAGTATTATGGTAAAGAAAATGTATAAAAGGCACAGAATCCCCACTCTCCCAGCTCATATTAGTACTATCTAACCATGTTTTAAAATTATAATTAGCAGTATCTAATTGTGCGAATACACTATCAGGAAATGCTTTCCATCTAAATGAAGTAGCCCCCGACATGTTAACACTATCTAGATTTGAATATAATCTAAAAGAGTTTGTCCCAAATTGGGTGTAAGTTATGTTTAGTGCATTACAAATATCCTGTGCAGTTGTTGATAGTGTAAATAATGTAAATATTGTTATTGCTATTTTTTTCATGTTTTTTTAAGTTTTAATTATAATACTAATATAACTATAATCTTTGACCCGTGAAAACTTTTTAACACTTTTTTTCAAAAGTTATTAACAATTTTAATTAAACAACCATGGTTTGACCAGTATTAGTCTCATAAAATTTTTTATGGGCTAAATCTTCTAAGTATTTAATTAATGCAAGTTCTTTAGCCTTAGCTTCTAATTCCACGTCTACATCATAACCAAATGTTGGAATAGTTTCATAAATATAATCAGCATGTGCTCTATTCATAACTGAACTATCTTCATGTATTTGTTTACATGAACTGTAGTGTGTACATTGTTTAGTTCCTACTGGCCATGTTGATCTTGCAAGTTCAAATGCTTCTTTGACTGGCATTGGATCTTCATAACACCAATGATGGTGATAATCAAACATAACTGGACATCCAATCACATCTGAAATTCCTTCTTTCAAATCTTTTACACTGTATTGTGCTTTCTTGTCATCATTTTCTACAACAAGTCTACATCTTACGCTTTCATCTAGTGTTTTAAATATTTTACAGAACCTTTCCATACTTTCTTTCTTGCCACCCATTGTTGTATTGACATGTATATTGATAGGTGCGTTAGGATTTCTTGGGAGACCCATGAGGTCCATGATTTCGCCATGTTGATTTAATTCATGTATCGCAGAAGATACTACCCTAGGAGTCATGCTAGCCAATACACAAAAATGACCAGGATGGAATGTAAGTCTTTGACCACCTTCAATAGCCATGTGACCTGCGCCTTGTAATAATACTTTAATTCTATTATATGTAGGAAGATCTTTTAAATCATATTCAGTGGACCATGGAAACATACTTGAAGACATACGATAAAGTTTAATGCCATTTTCATTATTCCATTTAATAATCTTACACATATCACTTACATTTAAGAGTGCAAGTTGACCTGCATATTCAATACCTCTTTCAGTAAAGGTTTTTTTAATCATTTTTCTGCCGACTTTAATATCTTGTTCGGCAAGTGTTTTGTTGATACAACAATATCCGTAATTTGTCATTTTGTATATTCGTTAAAAATTTGAATTATCACATAAACAATACATATTGGCCATAATAAAGTAACTACTACCTTTGTAAAGTTATCCCATTTTTCATTACTCATGTTAGTGTCTATTAATTTAGTGTCAATGTTACTCCTACCAATCCAATCATACATTAAATCTACTAATAAGTTAATTAAGATTCCGATTAGTAAATATATTGAGATTGCTTGTAACATTTAATTTTATATGAAATTATTGCAAATTGTTTATTTCTTTAAAGAATTCAATACTTTCAAACTCTTTTAATAAATATGGCATCCTTTTAGATTCGATCCATTTTTTACGACTATGTTTCCAGCGATTCATCCAATCAATCGCAATTTCTAATTGGTGCCCTGTTTTACAACTTTGAATTACTCTTCTTACGAACTGTAACTCATTTAAAAGGTCATTAAGAATTACTTTCTCCTTCAATCGTTCTCTCATTACAGAATTTTTCCAGTTTTTCTTTTCTAATATCTAATTGCTTAATAACATGATGTAAAGTAGAATCCATTGATTTGAGTTTTTTCATTTCCAATCCCTTTGGATTTCTATCGAGATGATCTTTTAATCTACGTTGTGCTTCTTCTAAAGAACAGTTTTTTCTAAATCTTACTTCAAGATTCTTTACATATTTCTTTTTATCTTCTTTTAGTTCATTTACTCTAATTTCCATTTCATCAATGTGTCTAGTTTCATGACTAACGTAATTTAAATCTATTGGATGCATATTAATTTATTTTTTTACTGTATTATATTTATTAATTTTATATTTATGTTGCCAAGTATCTATAAATGAACTGCCAACTCCAACCTCATCCATTACATAGCTATTATCTAATAAAGGTTTTCTTTTTTCTTCTAAGACATCATCTACTTTAACGTCTTTAAAAATTGTCATATATCTTTTTGCTGATCTATCGCTTTTTCTCCAAACGACTACGACGTCGGGTTTTGTTTCTCTCATATTTTCCAAAATAATTGTATTAATAATATACAAAGTGCTAACATTAAACAAATTGTTGTCTTTAAATTCATTCCTTCTCCCATGATAAAATATGTAAATATTGAATAAGTTACCATACCTATTGAAAATCCTATAAATCTTCCTGGCCAAATTTGCCCATCGTAATGTGCTGCTATATAACCAGTTCCTTTAATAAACATATATGCAATACCACTTCCTAGTAAGGCAATAAGCCAAGTATTTTTCTTAAAGAATGGCCATATAAATTGACCATTTGATTGAAACCAAACAAGTGACTGTGATAAAGTATAAAGCCCTATGCCTATTAATAAGTTTTTCAAAACAAACTCGAGGTTGAGGTTAGCATGTGACTTATAAAACTCATTCTATGATGTTCAGTTGCTCCATCCTGTTTAATTGCATTTCGATGTGCACTTGTTCCATAACCTTTATTGGAATTCCAACCATATTGTTCATGGCCTTCGTTTAATTTTTTCATAATTAAATCTCTACTTGTTTTTGCAAGTATAGAAGCTGCAGCAATTGATGTGTATTTATTATCACCGCCGACTACTGTTTCGAATGGAAGCCCGTTCCATCCATGAAATTGATCTCCATCTACAAGAATAAAATCAAATTGATCTCCTTTTATTTTAATTCCATCTAAACATTCTTTCATTCCAAATAATGTAGCTTTTAAAATATTTGTTTTTTCAATATAATCTACATCAACTGCTTTAATTGAATATGAAATTGCATTATCTAACACCAATGCCCTTGCCTCTCGTCTTTGACCTTCGTTTAATAATTTAGAATCTTTAATTAATGGATGTGTAAATCCTTTTGGCATTATAACACCTGCAACCACAACTGGTCCAGCCAATGCTCCTCTTCCCGCTTCATCTAATCCTACCTCAACAAGTTCTTTGTTCATGTAAGATTTTAAAATAATGTGTTTTGCTTTATTCATATGTTATTATATGAAGAAAATGAAAAATGTTTATCTGCCTTCGTTATCTCGCCATGCATCATACTTCTTAACAATATCAATAAGAATCTTGGCTCTAACAATATCTTTTTCTGTGAAGACATGTTCATTGACACCTTTAGTAGTTTTAATTATTTCATAAAACTTTGGCATACTAACTTTATTTTTTTGAATGTCATATTGGTTAATATCACCAGCTACAATTGATTTACTAGATTTACCCATTCTTGTTATAAATAGCATTAAGCTTTTCATTTCAGCATTTTGCGCCTCATCAAGAATCATTAATGCATCATCATAGGTATCTCCTCTCATATATGCAAGTGGTTCAAATGTAATAAAATTCTTTTCAAACATAAGTTCAGTCATTTCAGAACCTATGATTTTTTCAATATTAGATTTATAAGATTTTAAATATGGTGAGATCTTTTCTTCTAATACACCTGGTAAGAATCCAAGTTTCTCGCTACTTTCAACCATTGGTCTACAAAGTACAAGTCTCTTAATTTGTTTTTCACTAAACATTTTAAGTCCAATATAACATGCTGTAAAGGTTTTTGAGGTTCCGGCAGGGCCGTGACAAAATATAATTTGATTTTCATTAACTGTTCTTACATATTCTTGTTGTGATTGTCTAAGCTGTACTCGCTTTAGCGACTCTTGAATGTGTTTTTTTAACGAGTTTCCATTTTGTCTTTTTTGCATCTATTGTGGTATTTTTTAGTCACCTGCCATAATAACAAGCTCTTTAAGTTCTTGTAGATTTGTACACTTCTCATATTCCTCTTTTTCTTCAAAGTGTTTAATAAGTAAGTCAATGTATTTAGAACGCTGACCAATACCATGTGGTACCTCAACACTCTGGCTTCCTTCTTTATATACAATGAATCTATTAACTGATTTAGTATGGTTTTTACTTAACAGTTCATATGACTCTTCCATTAATTTGTCGTGATCCTCACTGGATAAATATCCTTCCATCGCCATTTTACTTACTTTTATTTATATATTCCAACCACCTTTTATTGGCAGCCTTGTTTAATAAAAAAAATAGATTATATTATTAGTCATTATTTTTATTCCCATACATTCTTTCAACGTATTGGGCATGTTTGACTTCCTCTCTACGGAGTACTGATTTTTTAGTATGGTGTCTTCTTGCACTAACTTTCTTAGATTGTTTAGTTTTAAACACTTTTCTTTTATATTGCTTTAACGCCTTTTCTATATCTTTCTTTACATTTACTATGAGCATATCTTGTCTTTTATAGTTTTTACTTCTTTACACTTTTCAAATTCTTCAGTTAATTCAAACCAATTAATTAAAGAATCTAAGGCTTTTAATTTTAAATCCTTTGGATAACCTCCATATATTGCATATGAAGTATCTTTTATTAAAGCATCATAAATCATTTCATAGACGTGACCAGGATTAATTGGTTTAGTTACTAACATATTTAGAAACATTTCAAAATCATTAAATTCACCAAGTGGACTTTCGCCTATCATTTTACTTTTATTTTTTTAACATGTTCAAGTTGTTCCTCTGTAAGTTTTGGCCATTTACCATTAATTCTACAAAGCAAACTTCCTCTGTTTGTTGTATTATATATCGGGAAACCTTTGTCAACTATCCTCAGTACCCTGCCAGGATATGTGTTTTCTGGAATTTTAAGTAAGACTTTGCCATCAGGTGTTTCAACTTCTCTTTTACAACCTAACATTATGTCCCACCAGTTGAGAGTTAATTCAGTCCAGATATCACTTCCTTGTAACACAAATCTAGAATCTTGTATAACAGATACATTTATGATAACATCCCCTCTAGGACCATCAGGGTTATAGGGGTTAGTGCCTCCTTTGTCATTAATTCTAAATGTTTGACCAGTAAACATACCAGGTTTAAAATTCATAGCAAGCCTTTGTCCATTTACTGAAAATTCTTTACGACAACCATGAAAGGCTTCATTAAAACTAATAGTCATATTAACTCTAAAGTCTTGGCCTTTAGCCTGTCTTCTATTTCCAAATATGTCATTAAACATATCTGCAAAGTCTCCACTGCCACCAAAGGGATTTCCACCATTACCTCCAAAGGGATTCCTTCCACTAAATGGACTTCCCTTAGGATCTCCAAATTGATCATAGTTTTGCTTCTTAGTTTTATCTCCTAAAACATCATAAGCTTCACTAACTTCCTTAAACTTTTCTGAGTCGCCGTTTTTATCAGGATGATACTCCTTTGCTTTTTTACGATATGCTTTCTTTATTTCAGAATCAGATGCCCCTTTATCTACGCCTAATACGTTGTAGTAGTTCATCTCCTATGATTGATCAAGTTTCTTATTAATAATCTCAGTAACTTGGCCTACTTTTCTTTTTTCTTGAATATCTTTTAATTCTAAAGTTGCCTTCTTTTCTTGCACCTTATTAAACTTTTCAGATTTTTTATTTTGTGCTTCGGTTAATACGTTCCCTTTTTCAAGAGCATCTGCAATTCTCTTTAATTGTTTTAAAAGATCTTGTGTAAGTCTATTATTTTCCATATCTGTTTTTTACTAGGTCTGACTTTCCATTTTGAAAATCTTGGTAAGGCAAACTATTATCCTTTTCTCCTTCATGTGGACTATCTATTTGTGGCCCTTCTACTTTTATATTATCTTTATATGGATTTGTTTCACCCATCTTTGATTTAAAATATGCATCAAAGTCCTTTATAGTACCTCTAAAATTCCTAATGTTATATAAGTTAGAATCTTCACCTGTAGAATCACCAGTTCCTTGATGTTCAAACACGTTATATGTTTTTACATATTTCATTCGTCTTCTTTCTTTTTAGATTTTCTAATAGTATCTAATTTAGATCTAACTTCTAATTCTTTCTTTTTTAAATCAGTCTTTTGCACATCAACCTTCGCGCCCTTAGCCTGTAATTTAAATAACATACTTCTCATTTTATCAGAACTATCTGCTTTACCATCTTTAACGTCGCTGGTTATTTTTTTATCTTTCTTTAAAAACTTCTTAACTTTTTTAACTGCTTTTTTCTGTTTTTTAGTTACAGCTTTTATTTTAGTAGTAGTGTTATTCTTTTTCTTTTCAGAAATAAAACTTTCAAATGTTTTTATTGTTTTCAAAATTCAATTTCTTTTATTTGATCTGAAAATAATTTAACATCATGGCATTTTTCATAATCTTCTCTATCTTCAAAAAACTCAATCATAATATCAAGAGTCTGTTTTAGTCTATTTAAATTATCTTCACCATATTCGGCAATACCTTCAACGTCTACTCCTTGTTTTACAATGTTGTTATAGTTTTCCATAATTAATTGTTCTTCTCTAACCCTTTTTAATTTTTCAATTAAATCTTTAAAATCAGCTTCGTTAAAATCATCTAAACTATTAAATGATTCACTTCCTCTACGATTATTGTTTTCATCATCAAACAAATCATCATAATCCTCGTTGTCAAAATAATCTTTCATAATATTATATTTATCTATTTAATTATGTAGTGATATAGCCAACCAGTATCTTCATCATCATATTCTATTTCTTCAACAACATATCTGTCTCCGATTGCCTTTTGTAAAGAATCTAAAGGAACTCTTCCCCAATATCCAAATCTAAGTGTAATGCTACCAAACATTCCTTCAGTAGATGGGCCTACTTGAAAATCATCAGACCCGTATTCTTTTTCTATCTTTTTTAATATTTTATAATCTATTCTCATATTTTATTTATTATCCTACCATCCATTCTATTTCAGCATCGCATAATGAAACGTTGTCTTTGCCGTGTTTATTTGTTAACTCTCTTTCTATTGCATGGGCTAAATCCCAATTATCTGTATTTAAATAGTCTATAATCTCACCATTTATAAATAAGCGTACTGTATATCTTGTCATCTTATACAAATTTATAACCTAAATTCTCACAACCCATCTCAAATTCAACATGTAATTTATTTAGTTCATAATATTCTCCCCATGTAATTAATGGATTTTTTGAGTTAATTGTGCAACATAATTCCCAATCTAAATCGGATTTGTTTTTCCAGCTTTTTTGTACTTGTTTTTCTATTGTCATTTTTTTAAGTTTTAATTATAATACTAATATAAACAAAAAAAGCGACCCGTGAAAATCCTGGACCGCTTTTTTTCAAAAGTTATTAACAATTTACTTAATTGTAATAGATTTAGATTCAGTTTTGCCGCCAAAGTCGATAATTAATAAACCATTTGTCATTTTTGCAGAAATGTTTTCTACATTAGTATTGGTTGGTAAAACATAAGACTTTGAAAAAGATTTATAATATCTAGTTGATTTATCTTCATCAACCTCTGCTGAGACAGTTAATGCTAATCCATCTATTTCTATATTAATATCTTTTTTAGAAAATCCTGGTAAAGCTAGTTCTAAGTTTTTTAAATCACCAGTACTAGCAAAGTTAGATCCATAAAAATCCGCTTTATGGAATACATCAAATACATTGTCAAATGTATCAAAAAATTTGTTTGTTAAAATCATTTTTATTATTTAATTAATTTAGTGCAACATTAGCGTTACATATATAATACTGCAAAAATTATGCCAGAGTTGCTTTTTTGCAAATATTGTCATAAATATAAAAATAGAAGTGACAGAGTGTCATATTGTTTGTTGATGGCTAAATTTTAATAAAACGTTTATAGTGGCTCTAATATCCTCTTCACAATAATCTTTTAACTCTTCCATCATTCCATTCCAATAGGCTCTGGCAATTCCACCATAATCTTCATTCGAAGATACGTCAGCTTCTTTAGGATTTGAAATACCTAGCATAAATGTTAAATGTTCTAGTGATACACCAGCACCCCAACTTCCACATTTCCATATTTCAATAGTATCTAATAGGCAGTTTTCCCACGGCTTCATATCATGTAGATGAAATTTACTTGGAACTTTAATACCCATGACCATACATTTTTTAAGAATGTAAGGCATATCAAATCTTTTAATATCATGACCTAGGATTTTAACATCTGGTATTTTATTAAATACAGCTCTCATAAATTCTATAAAATCCTCAACGTTCTTTCTTTCATCTGCACCATAGAATGATTTCTTTAAAAAGGTTGGATTGTCATCATCGTCAAATTTAACTTGACCTATTGAAATACAAACTATTCTACCAAATTCAGGATATACTGCTGCATATTGCTTATAGATTTCACCATCTGATTTATCTGCTAATTCAGCAAAATCTTTTCTACATACTGCTGCCTTTCTAGCCCAGAATTTCATTTCACCTGGGTGGTTAGCACAAAAATCTTCGTAATTTTCATAATGACTAGTCGTTTCAATATCTAAAACGAGAGTCTTCTTAAGTTCTGATATACTATACATATAGATTATATGTAAAACTAAAGGATTGTTTCTTTACCGTCTATTATGTTTTGATAATTAATACAGCATTTAGATTTTTTAATTTGATCTGCATTTTCTTTAAGATTAATTTTATAAATAGGCTTAATATATTCTTCGTTTAAATGAGTCTTAAATTCTTGCGGTAATTGTTCGCTATAAAAATCTTCATATACCATAACATAAACTCTAGCCATTTTATCAGCTGCCATGCCAGATGCTGCATTTATTTCAGCAACCCAACAATCTCCACCTTTATCTACCATTAAATCAATTGACCAAAGTCCAAGTTTTAATTTTTCTCTAACTGTTTTACAAATTTCAGCTACTCTATCCATAAAATCTAATTTACTTACGTCTTGATCGACGTATGTAAATTCAGTTTGTTCAGCTGAATCTTTATCTTTAATTTCATTTTTACCCATTGAAACTCTTTCATGGACTAGAACTGTTTTTTCATTCATTAATAAAACTCTAAATTCTCTGTCAAGATCTTTTGCTTCTGAATAATTTTCAAACTCTCCTTTACTTTTTTCTAAGTCTTCATAATTATCAAAGATTTCAATGCCTACTCCTGAATGGCCATCATCTGGCTTTGCAATTACTGGAAATTGTAAGTCTTTTGCATCTTCTCTTTTATAAACTGCCTTTGGAATAAAATCACAATCTTTAAACATTTTATAAAAATCACTTTTATTACCACTTATTTTCATCGGCTCAGGTAAATTATACATAACATCCTCACTAATCCCGTATTTTTCTAGAAAATTTAAAGCTTCTTTTGAATTACCTCCATAATATATAAGTGGAAGTTTTGGATCTACGTTTAAATCTTTTCCATAATCTCCTTGTGCGTAGAATGAATTAAATAGTTCATCTAAACATATATCATTTATTTCACCATAAATTCTTTTATTGTTTTTACCAGTAAGACCTTCTATCCTTTTACCTGCCAGTATAAAATTAACCTTTTTAAGATAGTCTTTATTGGACTTTTCAACTATAAATTGTTCAAATGTTTTAAGCATAAGTTATATATCTAAATCATTTATTAATTCTTTCCAATTAAATGATTTTATTAACCATGTTTGTTTTTTAGCAAAAGCTTTACATTGATTAATTGCCTTTTCCTTGAGAGGCTTATTTAAATTTTTTATTATTTTATAAAAACTATTCCACTTGTTTTCTTTATTTAATATAACACCGCTATTTACAGTTTCATTTAACGCAGCAACATTTGTTGTTATTGGAAAAACACCTGCCATTTGCATTTCTAAAGCTGTAATACAATATGTCTCTTCATAGTCTGTTAAATATAACCAATACTCTGCACTTAACATTTCATTATGTAATTCAGTTGGATTTACATTACCTCTAAAATGTACACCTTTTAAATCTAGATTTATATTATTAAACTCTTCTATTGAATACGAGGGTGTGAACACGTGTAATTCAGCATGTTCTAATAAACCCTTTATATGTTTCCAATTATTTAATAATTCATATAAGCCTCTCTCAGGTGCACTGCTCCATATAAATTTACCAGTTTGTTTTTTAATATGTTTTTTAAAATTACCAGTTTCTATTCCATTACCAATAACTTTTATTTTATCATGGCTTATATTATATTTGCTTGCCCATTGATTTTTATGCCAATTTGTAAGGCAAACTATTTTATTTAAATCTTGACTATGTAAAAGTTCTTTATGATTATTTAATTCCTCTCCATTCCACCATGAAAAATAATCAGTATTATGTACCCAGAATATTTTTTTACAATTATACTTTTCAAACTCTTTTAAAAAATGAATATAACTAACTCCAATAATAACATCAAATTTATTAAACATTGTTTTATGAATTGTTTGAGTTGTAAGCCATTGGATACCATTAACAGTATCCTCAACAACTGTGCCTCCTACTGTTACATTCCAACCAAAGTTTTTAAGATATTTTGCAAGATAAACACAACACTGTTCAGTGCCTCCTAATCCTTTTTCTTTTAAAGTGTTTGAGTTGTATGGTTCTTTTTGATAGCCTGTATAAATTAATACATTCATTAGCCCATTATTATTACCTTATAAGTATCTAAATCATCTACGGTAATTCTAACAGTATTATTAGTATAGTTATCAATCCCTGCACTGTATAATGCTCCATTACTATCTAATAACTGTACCATAACATCCACATTATCGAAGTTATGAAAAACTATTTTAACAGGATTATTAAAAACTACAGATTCTACATGTTTTTTTGGTAAACTTAAATTAACACTTTGTTGAAATGCTAAATTTCTACCTAGGTTTACGGCATCAGTTGCTTGTATTTTTGCATTTTGATTATCAATTAAATCAATAATACTAGCTGAAGTAACTCCTCTAAAATAATAAACTAATTCACCGAATGCGAATGTATTACTATAACCGAAAGAATGTTGAACTGTTAGAATAAAGTAACCTTCGAAAGAAGAGTTAACTTCACTAGTTATTGATTGAATGGAATATATTGCTATATCTCCAGTTTCTTGATTTCTTATTACTAAATCGTTTAATTCTGTAATGTCTTCTAATTGAGAATAAGAATTACCTATTAATGAGTCTTTTACATTAACTTTAATTGTAGTTATGTTAGTAGCCGTTTGATTGTCTAGAGTGGCTTCCCCTTCACCTGGATTCCCACTAAAAGACGTTGTTCTTTTTAAGAGAATCGAGCTAAATTGTAAAGATCCTAAATCATGGTCTAAGCCAAGGACTTGCTTTTTCTTTATCCAACCCATTATTTTTTATACGTAATTACTTTATTCTAGTTTATGTATATATCTTAATAAATATATAACAGATGGAAGTAAATAATATTAGATTTAGTAGAATACTCCGAAAATATGATTTCTTAATACAGGAATTAGAAGATGTAAATGAAATGCATAGCGAAGCTAGTAGAGAATTCATGAGAGAAGTAATGATGGAAAAGAATGGTGGAGAGGAGCCTGAACCTATTATTAGCGAGCCGGAAGAAGAGGAAACTCCTGAAAAGGTGGAAATGTCAAAAGAATATAAAAAACTATTTAGAAAAATAGTAATTCAAACACATCCTGATAAACAAGTAGAGGGCTTGCCTGACACTGAAAGGCTAAAACTTAAAGAAATATATGATTCAACAATTGAAGCATGGGATAAAGGAGATCAACCTACATTAATATCTAATGCTGTAAAACTAGACATAGATGTTAGTGAATTTGAAGAAGACTTTAAAGAAATAGAAGAAGCATGTGTAACCATAGAAGAAAGACTAGGTGAGATTCAAGCAACAAGCGCATGGTATTATAAGTATATTTTAAAAACAGAAGACGAAAAGAAGATCTTTATAAAAAAGTTTGTAGGGGTAATGGGTGATAACGAAAGCCCTAATTTAAGTGAATAAAAAAAGGGGACCGAAGTCCCCTTAATTTCATTTATAAAAATGATTATTTCTTGATATATTTAACAGAAATTGTATCACTTGCCTCTAAATCAAATGGTAAACTAATAGCATTTTCATAATCTGACTCAGCGTCAAATACTTCAATACCATTAATAAATACACTCATTGTTCCAGCGACTAAAGTTTCACTAGTTGGTAATTCAAAAGAAAATACATTCGTACCTACGAATACACTCATATCGTTACGACTATCTCCTAATAATGCAACCTGATTAAAATCAGTAGATTCAGCCACAAAATCAGTATCTGATACATAGTCTAAATCTAATGTATCAATTTGACTTTGTAAATATTCATCAGCAGCAATTCTAGCAACCTCTTCAGCAGAAATTGCAGAATCAATACTAATAACATCTGCGTTAGTATCTGCTATCTCTTGAGAAATATCAACTGAAAGTACCTCATCAGCAGAAGTTCTAATAGATGCCTCAACATTAATTCTATTAGATAATACAACATCTACAGAACTTAAAACACTATCCTGTGACTGTCTAACAGCAGCTTCAGCTATAATAGCACCGTTTAAGGTTGCCTCAACTGCAGTAGCTCTAGCTTCTTCATCTGTTATTAAATCTTTAACTTCTTCTATCTCAATAGATAAATCAAGTGAAAAATCAGCTTCAAGAGAAGCTAAGTCATTAACAACAACATCTATATTCGATTGTAATACATCGTCAACAGATAATCTAGCAGCTCTTTCGATTGAAACTTCTAATATTCTAGCAGCTTCTTCAGCACTGATATTCGCTTGTAATGCTTCATCTCCTGCAATTCTAGCAACTCTTTCGATTGAAACTTCTAATATTCTAGCAGCTTCTTCAGCACTGATATTCGCTTGTAATGCTTCATCTCCTGCAATTCTAGCAACTCTTTC